CTACCGGCCTTCGGCGGTACGCAGCGGGTACACAACAGCCGAGAACAGGTCATCCATGAGCGAGCGGGCGCGCTCGTGAGCCTGCTCGAACAGGTGCCCGTACGTCTCGCTGGTGGTGACGATGGACGCGTGTCCCATGTAGTCGCGGACCTGTTCCATGGACGCTCCCCGGTGACCGGGGCCGCCTTCGATGAGCCGGGACGCGTAGTAGTGGCGCAGGTTGTGCATCCCGTGGGCGCCGCCCTTGGCGAGTTCGGCCGCCTGGATCGCGGGATGCCAGACGTCCGGGTTCCACGCTGCACGATCGATCAGGCCGCCCTTGTCGTTGGTGAACACCACGTGCCAGTCCTTGTTACAGCATGTGCAGCGGACCACGGTCGTCCCGTGCTTCTCCGCGTGCTGGGCAATGGCGGTCGCGGTGACGTCGGCGAGCGGGACCGTGCGGACCTTGCCGCCCTTGGGCTTGGCTAGGACGAGCTTCCCGCCGACGCGCTTCACCTGGTGGCGGATGGTGATCTCCTTGCGGAAGCGGTTCACGTCTTCGAGCGCGACGGCGAAGGCTTCGCCCTGCCGATGCCCGCACGTCGCCGACACGAGCCCGATGGGCCGTTCCCGCTCCGGCATGGCGGCAAGCACGGTGTTCACCCGCTCTTGCTCCCAAATGTTCCGGACGCGTCTGTCACGCCGGGGCACCTCCACGTCCCACCCGTCGAAGGGGTGGACGGGCAGGAGCTTGGTAGCGCCCTTGACCGCCGTCCGCAGGAACGAGCCGAAGTGGACGTAGACAAGCTCAAGGGTGCTGGTCGCGTACCGCTCGCCGTTGGGCTTGGTCTTCTCGCACATCTCCGCCCACCACTCGATGACCCGCGACAGAGTGATGTCACAGACCCGCAGGTGACCGAACGTCGGCAAGATGTGGTTCTTGAACCGGGACGCGACCGTTCGGCGGGTCTGAACGTCGGAGTAGCGCTCTTTGAGCCACTTGGGGACCGCCTCCGAGACCAGAACACGCCCGGCGGTCGGATCGAACGGCACAAGGCCCTTGAGCAAGTCGTTGTTGACCTTGACGTCGTGCGCCTGCGCATCGCTCTTCTTGTGAAAGGACATGGTCCGGGCGCCCTTGTTCCGCACGCGCCACCGCTTGCCCCGGCCGTAGTCCGCCGTGCGCTTGCGGGTGCCCTTGTGGTGCCACCGGTCCTCAACGCTCATCGAAGCCAACCCCATTTCATGATCATTAATGCGGCATATATGCCGCATGGACTGTAGCGTACCGCCCTTCCCTCCGGGGTGGGCTAGGTTGTTCGCCGTGCCGCCGACAAGCCGTAAGGCCGCTCCCCGCCGCCGTCTTGCCCTTGGCGTGCGGATTCGCGACGTGCGCGAGCAGGCGAACCGGACTCAACAGGACATCGCCGACGCTGCCGGGCTCGACCGCACCACCTACGGGCGCATCGAAGCCGGGCGGAACAGCGCGTCCGTGGACGCGGTCTTTCAAATCGCGGACGCTCTCGGCGTGGACGTCGCGACGTTGTTCACCGATCTCTGAAGGTCAGTCCCTACGCCGGGTCGCGCGGGATCACAGCGTGCCGCTCTAGCCACTTGTCCACTTCGGACGCTCTGTATCGGACGTGCTTCCCGACCCGGTAGTACTTCGGTCCCGTTCCGGCCGTGTTCCAGCCGTAGACAGTCTTCAGCGGCACCCCGCAGTACTGCGCGACTTCCCGCGCGGTGAGCAGTGCCCCCATAGGCCACCTCCACGGGAGGCGCTCGCCGGACTTCGTCGTGCGCCTTGTTTCCCGTCATTACCTCTCAGTGGCGGTAGGGGGACACGCGGCACGTGCCGTGCTGCGGGCGGACGCGGGGCGGAGTGTCGAAGTGTTGAAATGCGGGTGTTTCTAGGTCTTCTATAGCTCTCTTCTCTCTAAGGGGATTACGGAAAAGGGCTCAAATCGACACTTCGACACGTCTTGGTGTGGCGTGCGCCACAGGGAGGGCGTTTTGCCTGGTCGGATGTCACCCCACCGCCACTGAAGTAAGTAGAGGCCGCAAACAGCCCTGGGGGTGCTCATGCTCCGACGTGCGTGCATGACCTGTCCCCGGACGGCTGTTCCTGGGGGCGCCCACTGTGAGCGCTGCGGGGGTGACCATCGCCGGAGGGCGGGTGACCGCGTCCGGCAGGCAGTCCGACGAGCGATCAGCCGCGCAGGCGGGGCACGCTGCCGGGGCTGCGGTCACACCTTCCCCGCGCGGGCTGTTCAGGTGGATCACATCCGGCCACTGCGGGATGGCGGACGCGACGAGCCCGGCAACATTCAAGTGCTGTGCACCGCGTGCCACAAGGACAAGACCGAAGACGAGAACGCGCGCCGGATCTTCAGACCACAGAGCTAGGACAGGCAGGCACACCCTTACTCATCCTGCGATCCTTCACGCTCTCTTCTGAAGGCGAACGCGCTGCGCGCTCATGGGGAAGGCGGGGCGAAAGTCTGGCCGCTCCGGGGCGGTAGAACACCCCGGCCCCTTTCTGGACACGCCCTGAGTGCGCGTCCGATTTTTGACCAGCACGAACCGCCCGCGAGCCTGCGTTTCGCCTGCTCGCGGGCCGGTTCACGCTGCCCGAAAACAGGGCGAAAGCCCTCCAAAACGTGCCTAAAACCCCCGGAAACGGGGCTTAGGCAGCCATTCCAGCCCGTCACGGGTCGAGCGCTTCGCGGGTGTCTGGCCTGTGTTGATAGCTCCCCGTGGCGGGCTTCCCCGCGCCGACTGAATGGAGGTGAGCGCGTGGCCGAGTACTACCGAGACGAGACGCTCACCCTTCACCAGGGCGACGCGGCCGACGTACTCCGCACGCTGGAGCCCGGTTCCGTGAACGCGGTCGTGACGAGCCCGCCGTACTTCGGGCTCCGCGACTACGGCGACGCCGGACAGATCGGCCATGAGCCGACCGTGGCGGAGTACGTCGAACGGCTCGTGTCCGTGTTCGCCGAAGTCCGCCGGGTGCTCGCCGACGACGGCCTTGTGTGGCTGAACCTGGGCGACGCCTACACCGCGAAGTCCGGTCCCCTGCGGGCCGGGGCGACCGGGACGCGCCCCAAGAACCTGATCGGTCTTCCGTGGAAGGTGGCCTTCGCACTTCAGGCGGACGGCTGGTTTCTGCGGAACGCCATCGTCTGGGCCAAGCCGAACGCGATGCCGGAGAGCGTGCAAGACCGGTTCTCGAACCGGCACGAGTCGGTGTTCTTGCTGACGAAGTCGAACCGGTACAGGTTCAACCTGGACGCGGTCCGCGAGCCGTACACGGGCGACCGCTCCCCCTCGCGGCGAGCGCGCAAGCCGGGGCCGAAGAAAGCCAACTCCGTGACGTCGGTGTGGCCGCCGCCGGGACACGAAGACCGGGGCCACAACCCCGGCGACGTGTGGACGCTGCCGACGCAGCCCTTCAAGGGCGCCCACTTCGCGCCGATGCCGCTGCGGCTCGCCGAACGCTGCGTTGCCGCGTCCGTGCCTTCTTGTGGTGCACACGACAAGGCACCCCTCGCCGGCCGCGGTGCCGAATCTTGTGGTGCACACCCCACGATCCTTGACCCTTTCTGCGGGTCGGGGACGTCGCTCGTCGCCGCTCGCGCCGCAGGTCTGCGCGCTATCGGGGTCGACCTGAACCCGGACTACCTCGCGCTTGCGCTCGACCGATGCCGGGCGGGCAAGTGACTTCTCCGACGATCGGGTCTCTGTGCTCCGGTCTCGGCGGGCTCGACCTCGCGGCCGTCGACGTGTTCGGCGGGCGCCTCGCGTGGTGGGCCGACATCGACCCGGCGGCCGTCGCGGTCATGACCGCCTACCACCCGCAGGCCCCGAACCTGGGCGACGTCCGCGCGGTCGAGTGGCAGGCCGTCCCACCTGTCGACGTGCTGACTGCCGGGTACCCGTGTCAGCCCTTCTCGCACGCCGGGAGGCGACTTGGAACCGAAGACCCCCGCCATCTCTGGCCCTGGATCGCTCGCGCCATTCGCGTACTTCGACCGAGAGTCATCGTGCTGGAGAACGTTGCCGGACATCTCCGGCGCGGCGCCGATGTCGTCTTCGCAGACCTTGCCGAAGCTGGGTATCTATTCGCATGGGCGGTTGTATCCGCTGGTGATGTCGGGGCGCCGCATCTGCGGCGGAGGCTATTCGTGGTTGCTGCCGACCCCACACGCGACGTGCCACGCGGGCGCCTGGTCGGGGGGCCGCCGGGGAGGGCTCAACCTTCAGACGGCGATAGCGCGCTTGGTGGAGGACTCGACTGGGGCAAGTACTCCGTCGCCGTCCGAGGATGGGAACACTTCCTTGAGCGAGTAGCTCCGGTTCCGGCCTTCGAGACCGAACGAGGTACTTACCTGCTCACCGCGCCGTTCGTTGAGTGGCTCATGGGCCTTGCGCCTGGATACGTGGCAGAGATGCCCGGCCTGTCCCGCGCGCAGAAACTCCGCCTTCTCGGTAACGGTGTCGTGCCGCAGCAAGCGGCCTCCGCCGTGCGCCTTCTCCTCCCGCAGCTCGCTTCCGCGCAGCCTGCGTAGACCACCGCCCCGTGCGGGTTGAGCCCGGCCGCGCCCCCTCTCGCGGCCTGGTGCTCCCCGTTCGGGGCGGTCCCACTCTTCCGCGCCCGCCGGGCGACGCCAAGGACGGACTTACACGCCGGTCCGCAACGGCGGTCCCCGGCCGACCTCTGAACGGAGGCACCTTGCCCGGCTCCGTGTCGGCGACCGACCGCGTGATCGCCGGGGCACTCGTCGCCGTTCTCCTGTTCTCCACGGTGTACGCCGTGAACCCCCGACCGCGCCCGGCTCAGGTATGGGCGCAGCCTGCCGAACCGACCCGGCCCACCTTGCCTTCGGTGCCCGCGAGCCCGCAGCCCGCCGGGGCAGGCCCGGACCCCGAACCCCCGGCGAAGGACTCGAACCCGCCGTGTGGCCCCGCAAAGGGGGACGCGCTCAACCGATGGATTGCGCAAGCTTCCGCCGCACTGGAGCACGTCGGCGAACCGCCGATCACTGACCGGGATGCGCTGCGGCTCATCATCGCGGCCGAGTCCTCCGGCGACCCGTGCGCCGTGAACACCTGGGACATCAACGCCCGGCGCGGCACGCCGAGTGTGGGCCTGGTCCAAACGATCCGGCCGACGTTCGACCGATGGGCGTTGCCCGGCTACGGCGAAATTTGCCACCCCGTCGACAACATCATTGCGGGAGTTCGTTACGCCCGTGGCCGCTACGGCTCTGAAAGCAACGTGCCCGGAGTCGTCGGCAGGCGCACGGGCGGCCGGTACAGCGGTTACTAGAGTTCTGCCGCGCGGTGGTCGTTTACGCCTATGACGGCAAGACCGCGTTGCGTGACGTCCGCCTGGTGGCCATGCCCGTAATCCGTGGGCTGCAACGTGATCAGGCCACGACCGAGAAGAACCGTGAACGGCAAGGCGCGTTCCCTGTCCATATCTTCGTGGGACACAGACCAGATTCCAGCCGAGCGAACGACTGAGCCGTCACGTACGGCGCGCAAGGCCGCTAGTTCCTGGGCACTGATCCTCTCGCGGGTCGGCGGTTCGTATTCGGGCAAGGGTGTGATTTCCATGCCCGTGAGGATCTCAGTTGCTCACGCGGAAGTACCGACATCAAAGTTGTTTCACCCGAACGGGACTACGGCGCGTCGTTGGAGTGCACACCACAAGAAAGGCCCCGCGGCCGGCGAGGTGCCCGGTTGATGTGCACACCACAAGACGGACGGAGGTAGTCGGCATGTCGCACGCGAAGCGGCCGGAGGATCGCTCCGGGAACCCGCGTAGTGCCAACGGTTCCCCGTCCGCGCCAACTGTCCACGTCGGCCGTGCACCGCGCGTACCGTCGAAGCTGGGCGACGTCGGTCGCGAGATCTGGCGGGCCGTGTGGGCTGCGGGCGAAGGCGCCTACCTCCCTGCAACTGACCGGTTCGTGATCGAACGCTACTGCGAGCTTCACGACCGGCGGGCCGCGCTTCTGCGCGAAGTGGAAATCGACGGGCTCACGACAGTGGGCAGTACCGGGCAGACTGTGATTCATCCGGCGCTGCGGTACGTCGAGTCCACCGAGAAGGAAATGCGCGCCATAGAAACAACTCTGGGGCTGAATCTCGAAGCCCGCCTTCGTTTGGGCATCGCCGCGAACGCTGCGCGCCGGACGACTTTGGACGACATCTTGGGTGGCCCTGACGACGATTAGGAGGCGAAACCGTTGTCCCCCAAAACAGAGGGACGACGGGTACGCCGATTCGTCCAGCACCTCACGCTTGGCGGCTCCTATCTCGGGCAGCCGTTCCGTCTGCTCGCGTGGCAACGCGACGTCATCGATGAGATTTACCGGCTCACTCCGGATGGCCGACGCCGTTACCGGACGGCGGTTCTCGGCGTGGCGCGCAAGAATGGCAAGACGCAGCTTGCCGCCGCGCTCGCGCTGTATCACCTGTGCGCGGACACTCGCGACGCGGCGCCGGAAGTCATCTGCGCAGCCAACACCCGCGACCAGGCCCGGCTACTGTTCGCCGAAGCCTCGCGCATGGTCCGCATGTCTCCGCTTCTGTCGGACATCTGCACTGTCCAACGTGATCAGATCATCTGTCACGCGACAGGCGGCCGGTTCAAGGCCGTGTCCGCCGACGCCGGGCTTCAGCAAGGTCTGAATCCGTCCATGATCGTGATGGACGAGTACGCGCAGGCGAAGAACAGCGACCTGTTCGACGCGCTCACTCTTGGCTCTGCCCAACGGAACGAGCCCTTGTTCTTGGTGATCTCTACCGCCGGGCCAATGCCTGACGGGCCGTTCGCGGACATGGTCGAGCACGGCCGTCGGGTCGAGTCTGGTGAAGAGGACGACCCCTCTTTCTGGTCCCGCTGGTACGGGGTCCACCCCGGCGAAACGGTCGACCACCGCGACCCCGACGTGTGGCGCCGCTGCAATCCGTCGTGGGAAATCATGAACCACGAGGACTTCGCCGCGAGCTGCAAGCGCACGCCCGAAGCCAATTTCCGCATGTACCGGCTGAACCAATTCGTCCGGGGTGGCTCAACGTGGCTTCCTCACGGCGCGTGGGAAGCGCTCGCGCGGCCGGATAAGCGGCTTGAGCCCGGCGACGAAATCGTTGCTTTCGTTGACGCAGCATGGAAAGGCGATTCAACCGGCATCGTAGGTGTACGCCTGTCGGACCTGCACGCGGAAGTACTCGGGCACTGGGAAGCCCCGGCGGATGACCCGCACTGGCGTACACCGCTGGGTGAGGTCAAGCAGAGAATCCGGGATATATGCGGGATCTACCGCGTTGCGGAGGTCCCCGGCGACCCGTACCGGTGGGAAGTCGCGATGCAAGAGCTAGCCGAAGAGGGCTTGCCGGTCGTGGAGTTCCCGACCAACTCACTTGCACGCATGGTGCCCGCGACACAGAGCGCGTATGAGGTGATCACGGAAGGCCGGATGACGCACTCCGGCGACCCGGCGCTAGCCCGACACCTCGCCAACGCGGTCGTACGAGAGGACACGCGCGGCCCGCGAATCCACAAGGAAGCCGCAGGCAGCAAACGAAAAATCGACCTCGCCGTGTGCCTGATCGGCGCCCTTCACCGCGCGCAACTCTTCCGGGAAGACAGGCGCACAAGTGACGGCTTCCTAGTAGACGGCAAGCCCTGGGACGACTTCGAGGATGACGACACGTGGTGAAAGGGGGCCGCTGTGCTCAACACTGACAAGTGGCGGCAAATCGCCTACGCCACAAAGAAACTACGTTGGCATACCGCCGCACTATGGCGGAAGAACACGCCGGAGATCCTCGCGACCTGTGGCGCGTCGGCAATCACGACCGGCGCCGCAACCATCTACGGCCCTGCCGGATGGATCACAGGCGGAGTGCTCGCCGTGATCGGCGCGGTGTGCGCTGCCAAGTCGAAGGGTGGTGCGGCCTAGTGGGCTTCATGTCCTTTGTGGAGAAGCGCTCCGCACCGGTCCCGGTCGAGCAGGCCAGGACCACCGCCGAACTGTTCGGCGTGGATGCCCCGGACGACGAGCCGTTGACGCGTGAGACCGCCCTCAAGGTCTCGGCTGTCTTCGCCTGCGTCCGGCTTCTGACCGATGCGATTGCGACGCTTCCCGTGGACGCGTACCGCCGCGTGGCCGGACGTCGCCGCCCGTTCACCGCGCCCGACTGGCTGACCAAGCCGAATCCGGACATCGGCCGGATTGCGTTCTTCGGGCAGATCATGACAAGCCTTCTGTTGGAGGGAAACGCCTACATCCTGGTTTCCCGTGTGGGCGGCCGGGTGGTCGCGCTCGACGTCATCCCCGCGTCCATGGTGGAGCCGCGCTACGTCGCGACCCGTTCCGGCCGTAAGCGCCTGGTGTATCAACTGTCGGTCGCGGGCGAAGAGGAACCGTCCGATGTGGTCGGAGCGCTCGACCCGAAGGACGTCATTCACCTTCAAGGGCTCCCGCTCGCCGGGGAACTGCGCGGGGTCTCACCGCTCAAGGCCGCATCCCTCACCATCGGTTCCGCGTTGTCGGCACTGGAGTACGGAGCGGACTTCTTCCGGGACGGCGCGCTTCCCGGCGCAGTCGTGAACGTGCCCGGCCCGATGACGCCGGAGGGCCTGAAGGCGGCCCGGCAGACGTGGCGCAATATCCACAGGGGCCGGGGGAATCGTCACGGGCTCGCCATCCTCACGGAGGGGGCGACGTTCCAGAAGGTCACGATCAGCCCGGACGAAGCGCAGTTCTTGCAGACGCGACAGTTCCAGGTCCCCGACGTGGCAAGGCTTTTCGGTGTGCCGCCGCATCTCATCGCGGACGCCACCAACTCGACGTCGTGGGGCTCCGGCCTGTCGGAACAGAACACGAGCTTTGCGCAGTACTCCACGCGCCCGTGGGTCGAGCGGATAGAGGAAGCCTTAACGGCTCTGCTCGTTGCCGACACAGGGGACACGAAAGCGTTCGTCCGGCTGAACATCGACGCTATCCAGCGCGGCGCCCTCAAAGACCGCATGGACACCTACCGCGTCGGCCTCGCATCCGGGATCTACACCCGCAACGAAGTCCGGGCGCTGGAAGACCTTCCGCCGGACACCGAGTACGGCGACTTCTTTCAACTCCCGCTCAACTTGGCGTTGCTCACCCCGGACGGTCCTCTGTCGCTCTCCGGCGGGAAGACCACCACCGACCCGGCCGACGAGCCGGACGAGACCGCACCCGAAGACCCCGCGACCGACGGGGAGGAAACCGGCGAAGACTCCGCCGAGAAGCCAAAGGAGACCGCACCCGTTGACCACTGAGCGACGCGACTACGCGCGCCCGGTCGAACTGCGATCCGAAGGCGAGAACACCACCATTCGCGGCTACGCCTACGTTTTCGGCGCACTGTCCCATGACCTAGGCGGGTTCCGGGAACGCATCGAACGCGGAGCGGGCCGGGAATCCATGGCACGTAACGAAATGCTCGCGACGTTCAACCACAACGCGAACGCCCCTCTTGCCCGCACGGGCGCAGGGCTGCGCGTCGGTGAAGACGACATCGGCGGTTGGTACGAAATCGACCTACCGGACACCAGCACCGCGCGCGATGTCGCCGAGCTGATCCGGCGCGGTGTCGTTGCTGGCAGCTCGTTCACGTTCTCCCTTCCGGACGCCCGTTCCGATCAGGAATGGACCGACACACCAGACGGCGAAGTGATCCGCACCCTTCGCCGCATCGACGTCGTGGAGCTAGGCCCGGTCCTGACCCCGGCCTACCCCGACACCACCGCCGCCCTGCGCGCACTGCACGAAGCCCGCAGCGCCACGACACCCGACGCCCGGCCCGCGACGGCCGCAGCCACACCGAAGGGGAGCCCCACCACCTTGACCACTGAGCTTCAGGACACCGCCGAAGAGCGCGCCCGCGCTGAGCACGCCCTCACCGCAGCCGACGCAGACGGCGCCACCGACACGAGCGCCCGCATTCTGGAGCTGCTCGACCGGCTTGACACCCGTTTCGCCGACCTGTTCGCCAACGCCAAGACCGCCGAAGCGCGTGAGCAGGCCGCGCAGCGCACCGAAGAGGCCCGCAGTCTCGCCGTGGCTCTGCTCGCGCAGGGCGCCCCGCAGCCGCAGGCCACCGACACCCGCGAGAAGGACAGCACCACTCTCCGAAGCCTGAACGTCGGCGAAGCGGCCGAGTTCCGCGCCGTGATGGGCGTGGGCGTGGACGCGGCGAACAAGCAGGCGGGCAAGGCCACGCCTTCGGACACGCTGTACACGCAGCTCATCGAGATCATCGCGGAGCGATCCAACGTCATCGTCGGTGGCGCCCGCTCCGTCACGACCAGCACGGGCGAGAAGCTGACCTTCCCCCGCGTCTCGCCGAAGCGCCCGGAGACCAAGCCCACTGAGGCGCAGGCCCTGCCGGAGAACTACCCGTCTACCGACACCGTGAGCAACACGCCGGAGAAGTACGGCTACGTGACTCACCTGTCGTCCGAATTGGTTCAGGACGACGTGGTGGACCTGGTGGGTTTCCTCGCTGCCGACGCCGGGCCGAACTTGGCCGACCAGATGGGCCGGGACTTCCTCGCCGCTCTGCTCGCCGGGATCACCATCAAGGAGACCCCGGCGAAGCTCACCAAGGAAGCCGACGCGGCCGATTACGTCATCGATCTGTTCTATGAGCTGCCGACCGCAGCCGCGAACCGCGCGAGCTGGCTCATGGGCCGTAAGACCATCGCGCGCCTGCGCAAGCTCAAGGACGGCAACGGGCAGTACCTGTTGAAGTCCGTCGCGGACGGGACCGCCCTCACGCTCATGGGCCGCCCGGTCCTGCGAGACGCCGGTTTCGACAACGACAACACCAAGGTCGTCCTGTCGGACCTCTCGGGCTTCATCACCCGGTTCGCCGGGCCGCTGCGGGTCGCACGCTCGACCGAAGCGAAGTTCGTTGAGGACCTGGTCTCGTACAAGTTCGTCCAGCGGGCCGGGGGCTCGTTGCTCGACGCGACCGGCTCCGCCCTGCTCACCCTGCCCGCTCCGGTCACGGCTGCCTGATCCGTCCCACCTGCGGTAACGCCCCGGCCGGTTGGAGTGCGCACCACATTCCGCACTCGAGCCGGCCGCGGGCGTGCCTTGAGGTGCACACCACAAGAACGGAGGTGCCGCGTGGTGCATGACCAGTACGCGACCCTGCCGGAGCTGCGGCGCCTGGACGGGCTCGCCGACGCCGACCTGTTCACCGACGCGGACCTGTCGGAGGCCCTCTCCTACGCCGTCGAAACCGTGGAGGGGTACACGGGCCAGGCGTGGCCGGAACGCCCGCCTACGGCTATCAGGTGGGCCGCACGGACCATCGCGCGACAGTGGGCCGTGGATCTCCACTCCCGAATGCCTGACCGCGCCCTGTCCATCAACTCAGAGTTCGGACAGGTCTCCCTTGCCCAAGCCGGGGGCGACTGGCGGCCGACGAGCCTGCCGGAGGTGAACGCGGTCCTGAACCGCTACCGAACCCGGCCTCCGTGGGGGTGAGCACGTGTACGTGATCCTTGCCGCCAAGCTCGCGCTGTACGAAGCGCTCACAGCCCGGTTCGCCGGGTCCGGGGTCCAGGTGTCCTACGCCGAACCCGCAGACGCACGAAGCCGCAGCGTGTGGTTCACCGACACCGTAGAACCGGAGATCGAACCCGTAGCACTCGCGGCCGGGCGACGGAAGCCGTCCAACATCACGGCCGAACTGACCATCAGGGCGTGGGCGACGGCACCCGGCGACCCGGTCAGGGCCGAGACCGCAGCGTATGAGCTGCGGGCCGAGATCGAACGCGCTGTGCTGGACGACTTCCACCCGCACCGAGTGTCCGGGCTCATGGATGCCCGGCCCGTGCGTGTCGCCGTCACCAATGGCGACGGCGGCAACGGCTCAACCGCCGTCGCTGACGTCACGGTCGCTCTTCGGGCACGCATACACACATAGGAGGGTGCCCAAGTGGCCCTAGACGCAACAATCGCCCTGGGCGCAGAGACCGCCTACGGCACCGCCGCATCCACTGTGGACGGATACGAAGGCAAGGGCGATAGCTGGAAGACCACCCGCGAATTCATGGAGAGTGTCGGGTTCCGCACCGGTCTTCAGACCGCCCGCGCCGACCGCCGCCGGATTGTCGACATGGGCGGCGAAGGTGAGATCGAGTGCGACGTACTCGACGCTGGAGCCGCAACCTTGTTCGCCTCCGCCTTCGATCGGCACGAGAGCAAGCCCGTAGGCAAGACCACGGTGCACACGTTCACGTCTGCGAGCACCGGAAGCGGCAAGAGTTTCACCGCTGAAATGGTGCGTCCCAAAGCATCTGGAGGCGTGACCGCCTTCCGCCACGTCGGGTGTGTCGCGACAACCGTTGAGCTGACGCAGGAAGTCGGTTCCCCGCTAGCGGCCAAGGTTGCGTTCGACTTTCAGACCGTGACGCACGGCGCGGCCCCGCTCGCCCCGGCCTACCCGGCTGAAGCCTTCCCGTACGACTGGACGGCGGGCGTGGTTGAGGTCAAGATGCCCGGCGCGTCCGCGTACACGCAGCTCGACGTCACGAAGTGGACCATTTCGGCTGAGTCCGGTCTGAAGACCGACCGGCGCTTTGTGCGTGCTAATCCGTTGAAGAAGGTTCCTGTTCGGGCGGCCGTGCCGACTTACGAAGGGTCCTTCGAAGCGGAATTCGATGACTCGACACTCGCTCTGTATGAGGCGTTCATTGCGGGCACTGTCCTGTCCGCACGCATCACGTACACGGGCGCGACGAAGGCGAGTGACGGAAAGCCGTCTTCGCTCGTGATCGAGGCCCCGGCGATTCAGTTCACCGGCGATTCGCCGGAAGCGTCCCTAGACGAAATCACGGTCATGGAATTGGGTTTCCGGGTTCTCGACCCCGGTACCACGGACGCGCTGAAGCTCGTCTACAGCGAGCCGACTCCGACGCCTCCGACGAGCGGCTGACTCCGTCCCTTGGTTGGTGTGCACACCACAAGAAGGCCACCGCGGCCGGCGAGGGGGCCGCTTGGTGTGCACACCACAAGGAGGCATGACCAGCCATGGCACGTGACTTCGAGGTACGGGTAGACGGGCTGCGCGAGCTGCGCAGCGCCATACGCCGCACGAAGGACGCCGACCTGCGCAAGGAGCTAGCGCAGGCGCACAAGGACACCGCCGACGTGGTGGCGCAGCCCGCGAGCCGCGCGGCTCCGCATCGTTCGGGCCGGTTGGCTCGCACGGTCAAGCCGTCCGCGAGCGTCAAGGGGGCCATCGTCCGCGCTGGACGCGGCTCGTCGGTCCCGTACGCCGGACCGATTCACTTCGGATGGCGCAAACGGCACATCCGCCCACAGCCCTTCCTTTTCCGCACCGCCGGGAAGAAACAGGCCGAGTACACCGCAGTTTTCCGCGAGCGAATCACACGGCTCGTCCGGCGCGCTCTCGGCTCTTAACAGACTGGAGAATCGTTGTCCGACTTCATTTCGATTGACATCGACGAACTGACCATTGACGAAATCGAGACGGTCGAAGAGATCATCGACGCGTCCATTGAGTCGGTGGCCAAGCCCGGTTCCCGCAAGGGCAAGTTCCTCCGCGCACTCGCGTTCGTGGTGAAGCGTCGTGAAGACCCCGCCTTCACCATCGAGCAGGCCGGAAGCCTGAAGATCCGCGTTGAGCGCCCGGCGGGGAAGCCGGACCCTACCGTGCCCGCCGCGCAGTAACGAAAGCGCGGCTTGTGGCGCACTTCGGCGTCACGTGGGCGGACCTGCACACGCTGCGGCTCGTGGAGTTCAACGCGCTGGTGTCCGCAATGGACAAAGACCTGAAGGACCGCAACCGCCGACACGGCGGAGGACACGAGCCGGGGACGCGACGTACCCCGGTCATGACGTGAGGGGGCGCCGATGGCTAAGCCGATCAAGGTAACCATCCTGGGTGACGTCTCCGACCTCACCAAGAAACTTGACGACGGCGAACAGGCCGTGTCCGGCTTCGGCGTCTCCCTCGGCAACGTCGCGGGGAAAGTCGCTGGCATGGCCGCGAAATTCGCACTCGTGTCCGGCGCGGTCGCGGGCATCGGTACCGCCATCTCAGACGCCATCGCGCAAGAGTCGTTGACGGACAAGCTCAACGCCCAACTTGGAGCGACCGGAGCACAGGCCAAGACCTACGGTGCCGCCGCTGGAGCGTTGTACGCCAAGGGCTACGGCGAATCGATGGCCGATATCACCGAAGCGATTCGCGGTGTCGTGCAGAACATCGACGGCATGAGCACCGCATCACAGGCAGAGCTTCAGCGGATCGGCGCGAAGGCCAGTGATACGGCGAAGATCTTCGACCAGGACCTAGGCGGAGTCACCCGCGCCGTTGGGCAGATGATTCGTACCGGCCTCGCAGCGAACGCCGACGAGGCTTTCGACATCATCGTTGCCGGGTTTCAGCGCGGCGTGGACAAGTCCGGCGACTTTCTCGACACGCTCAACGAGTACGGCACCATGTTCCGCGCTCTCGGACTCGACGGGCAGACCGCTACCGGCCTGCTCTCCCAAGGGCTCCAGGCCGGAGCGCGCGACGCGGACAAAGTCGCCGACGCGTTGAAAGAGTTCGCCATCCGCGCCAAGGATGGCAGCAAAACCACGTCGGACGGCTTCGCCGCAATCGGCCTGAGCGCGTCGGAGATGGCGGGCAAGTTCGCCGCAGGCGGGCCAGTCGCCGCCGCAGCGCTCGACCTCACCCTAGACCGGCTCCGCGCCATCCCCGATCCTGTGAAGCGCTCAACGGCGGCCGTGAATCTCTTTGGTACGCAGGCGGAAGACCTTCAGGACGCGCTCTATGCGCTCGACCCGTCAACCGCCGTCGCGGGTCTGGGCCAAGTGTCCGGAGCCGCCGCAGCGGCCGGAAACACGTTGCATGACAACGCACAGGCGAAGCTTGAAGCGTTCGGCCGTACGTTGTCGAGCGGGCTCGTGACCGTCCTCGGTACCTACGTGGTGCCGCTCATCGAGAAGGTAGCGGGCGTACTGGCCACCGTCCTAGGCCCGGCACTGAGCGTCGCCGCTGGGATCTTGACCAGCACGGTAATTCCGGCTCTCACGTCCCTTGTGGACTGGGTCGGGCGTAATGCCGATTGGCTCTCCGTCGTGGCTGGGATCATCACGGCCGTGTTCCTGCCCGCGCTCGTCGCGATGGGTGTACAGGCCACCATCAGCGCAGCGCAAACCGTTGCGGCGTGGACGGTTTCCAAGGTTCAGGCGATTGCGTCTCTCGTCACGCAGTCGGCCGCCCTCGTGTCGCTGTCCGCGCTGTGGGTTGGTCTTGGGCTGCAAAGCCTTATGCAGTCGGCGAGAGTCGCCGCCGCCTGGGTCTTGTCGAAGGTTCAGGCCGCCGCATCGCTCGCCGGGCAGATGATCGCCTTCGTCGCTCTAGGGGCCGCGTGGGTCGGGCTGGGAGTGCAGGCAGCGATTCAGGGCGCCCGCATCGCCGGAGCCTGGGTTCTGTCCAAAGTGGAAGCGCTCGCCTCGCTCGCCGCGCAGGTTCCCGCGTTCGCCGTGCTTGTCGCCGGATGGGTCGCACTCGGCGTGCAGAGCTTGATTCGGGGCGCGCAGATGGCCGCAGCCTGGGTCATGGCCATGGGGCCTATCGGCTGGATTATCGCCGCCGTCGTCGGTCTGGTCGCGCTGATCATCGCGAATTGGGACACGGTGAAACAATGGACGATCGACGCTTGGAATGCGGTCGTGGACTTCATCGTGTCCGCCGGACGCAACATCGTCCGCACTGTCACCGAACATTTCAACTGGGTCGTCGACAAAGTCCGGGGCGCCTATAACTGGGTCATCGATATCTGGTCCGGAATAACCGGGTTCTTTTTCAATCTCGGAGGCGACATCCGCCGGGCTATCGGCGACGCGTTCGACTGGGTTGTGTCCAAGATCCGGGGAGCGATTCAGTGGATTCAGGATCGCATCTCGGACGTCGGCAATTTCCTTAGCAGTATCAACCCTTTCCGCGCCATGGGTGGCCCGATCTCGGCGACCGGAGTTTACACGGTCGGCGAGCGAGGACCGGAGCAAGTGCTATTGCCGAAAGGTGCGCAGGTAATTCCGAATCATGCCGCGGCCGGCGGGGGTTCAGGAAATGGCGCCGTCGTAAATGTCTATGCGCAAACGAATGCGAACCCGTACGCCATTGGTCGCGAAGTCGCGTGGGCCATGAGAACCGGTGGGAGGTAGTCGAATGCAACTCGTTCCCACCCTGTTCTCCGCAGCGCAGCGAGCCGCAGAGGCCGTCACTGACGAATGGATGGCGGAGTACCGGGGGCTGATCATCGGCGCCCCGGACTCTCCGCTGTCCCTCGTGGCCGTGGACGGGCTTCTAGACGTCCCCGGCATGCGGACCTCCGACAGGGCGGCTCTGAGCCGTCACGGCGACGTGAGCGGCTCCGATTACCTGGGCTCGCGAACGGTCACCCTCACCATCGAGGCATACGGGCGCGACGGCGCCGAGCTGGCCGACGCGCTCAACGCGGTGACGGCCGCCTTCACCCCGGCCGCACCGGACGCGCCGCTGGTGTTCCGCTTTCCGGGTATCGCCGGGGGCGGGGTTCGCTTCGTCTCCGCTCGTGTCCGCAAGCGCGGCATCCCGGTAAACGTGGAGTACTCCAACGGGCTCGCCATGGTCACGGTCGAAATGTATTGCGCAAGCCCGCTTATCGTCTCCCCGGTATTGCTGCGCGACTCGGCACCGCTTGCCGACGCCAACGCGCTAGGCGGCGGAATCAAACCGCCGTTCCGATTCCCCATCAAATTCGGGCCACCCCGAAGCCTGGGAATCGTCCGGGTTCTCAACGAAGGAAACTTCACGACCTACCCGAAGTTCATCATTCGCGGACCGGTCACCAACCCGCAGATTATCAATCTCGCAACCGGACAAATGCTGAGCTTCAATTACACGCTACTCCGTGGCGAGTGGCTCGATATCGACACCTACACCCACGAAGTCCTACTTAATGGCACTGCCCCGCGGTTCCTTACTTCAGGTACCGCGAACACGTGGCTTACCTGCTCACCCGGCCTTACCGAGTTCGTGTTTCGCGGATTCCGCATCGATCCCGGTTCAAGTGGCGAAGGCGCCTCGTTGGAATGCCAATGGACATCTGCGTGGGTCTGATCTTCGCCGGGAGGAAATTCCTATATGGCGCTTGTCAAACAGATGGACACTCCACCGCTCTTCTGTGACGGCACCGAATACGCTGCCGGGCTTGTCCGGCGGTTGCTGGGTCAGATGATCGGCGACACGGTCGGACTCTTCGGAACCGCCGACTTCGCCGTGTCACTGTCTGGGTCGGCCGTCACCGTCGCGCCGGGACGCGGTGCGATCCCCTCCGGAGCAACAGAATCAGGCGTCTATCTGGTCGAGTCGACGGAAGCAACAGCGTTGACGCTGGACCCTGCCGACTCGACCCGCGACCGCACAGACCGGCTCGTCGCCTACGCCGTCCCGCCGGTAACCGGCGCGGACACGGGCAAGTGGTTCATGGAGATCCGCAAAGGCACTCCCGCCGCGACGCCCGTACCGCCGGAGACCCCAAACGCTTACGTTGTCTGGGATTTCGCTGTTCCGGCCGCGTCGAAGGGGGTCAACCCGTCCGGCTTCGACAAGCGTTTCGTTGGCGGGCAACAGATGATCGCGGGTCCGACCATCACGAGCACGGAGAGGCCCGCCAGGGGCCGCCCTGGTCAGATCTGGTCGGACGGCACCACCGGCCAACTGTGGCTGTGGAACGGTTCGGCGTGGATCGGTGCGACCGATCCGACCTTGCCTCGCGGCTGGGTCGGCGAGGTGAAGCGGACAACGGAAGACACCTTCACATCGCCCGTTCTCCTGGAACGCCTGACGTTGAGCCTTTCGGCATCGCGCCGATACAAGGTTACGTTCTCGGCGCAACACCATGCCGCCGGTTTCGGGCCGCCGAACGGTAGCGCGGATATCCGCCTTGCTGCGGGCACGTCCGTGTCCTTGTCTAGCCCCGTCATCAAGACGACCGGCATCCTGAAGAACAACGCGACACGACAGACCTTCGAGATGGTGACTACGTTCACTGTCCCCACGAGCGGCACGTATTCGCTTGGCCTGACCGCAAACGGGTTCGACAACCCGGCCTTGACCTTCTCGGGCGGTAACGGCCGGATTCTCATGGTCGAGGATATCGGGGCTCTGTGACCGCCACATATCGTGTTCTCTTCCGAGACGTCTTGTCAGGAATCATTCACGGCGAACTACCAGCGGAGAAGTTCAGCTACACCAACACCCTGAACGCCCCCGGATCGGCATCCGTCACAATCGCTCTGAACCCAACCGTTGCCCGCGTGAACACACAAACGGTCATCGCAGGCGGAGCCACCGCCGTATACATCGAGCGGTCCGGCCGTATCGTCTGGTCTGGGCTCGTCTGGGATGCCTCCGCCGATTTCGCGGCAGGCACGCTAGAGTTGAATTGCGAAGGCTGGCTCTCATACTTCCGCCATCGGCACTACCACGCAACGACGGCATTCGCACAGGTAGACCAGGCGGACATTGCCCGCTCCCTTCTCCGGCACGCGGGCAACTACGGCGACGGCTCCCGTCTGGGAATGATCGAGTACGGGAACGAGAAGACCGGAATAAAGCGGGACCGCACGTACAAAGAGTCTGAACACAAGAGCATCGGCGAAGCGGTCGAGCAACTCGCCGCCGTCATCAATGGGTTCGACTTCTCGTTTGATACCACTTGGCGCGATGCGAACCTAATCACCACGTTCACTGTCCACTACCCGGCGGTCGGACGATATCGCGCCGTCACACTCGAACAGGGGCGTAACTGCGATATCCCGTCGGCGACAGTAGGCGGAAAGTCGGTAGTAACGCATGCTTTCGCACTCGGTTCGGGGGACGGCGCTGATCAGGTGTGGGCATCGGCGGGCTTACCGTCGAAGGTCTTCCCGCGCCTGGAGGCCGTCGAGTCCTTTTCGGACGTCAAGGAGTACGGCACGCTCAAGGCCAAGGCTGAAGAGCGCATCCGGATTGGTTCCGCGCCTATCACCTTGCCCTCCATCGCGCTCTACCCGAACAGCTCGCCCGGACTCGATGACTTCGCCTTAGGTGACGCACTGACCGTACGTGGCGGGTCTGGCCTTGTCCCCATTGACGGCATGTGGCGTATCACCGAACTTTCCGTGTCCGTAGACGAATCCGGCGCGGAACAAATCACTTTGACCGCCGCGCCCCGCGAAGTATTCGGAGGTGACGCCAATGGCTAATCCGACCTTGCCGCCGTCGCTGCAAGCGGAATTCCGGGGTCTCGCGGACAGAATAAGCGCCCTTGAGCGCGGAGAACGAAAGGTTACCTACCGCGACAGGCTCACGACAAACGACGGGGGCGTTGCTCGGCCGATATTCACGCGCGACGGCCGCCAACCGGTCTACGCAAGCGGAATGGTAAACCCGAAGTATCCCGTTCTGATTGCGCGCTTCATGATTCAACTCTTCGGGACTTCGTCTCTTCGGTTCAATTTCGAGGCGACACTAGGCGGCCTAACGACGTCTACCCGACCGTTCACTGTCCGGGGGCTGACCAACCCCGACGGATGGAACCTTCAAGTGTTCGAGCTGGCATGGCTACACGGAATGCCGGTTGACGAATGGCAGGACACCGAAGCCATTTCCGCGCTGCGGAAGTGCGTCGTTCGGTACTTCGCCGAAGCCACCGCCAACCACGTCCACTACACGCGGCCAAGCAGTATTCACGCGGACGCAACGGCTAACGGGTTCTCCGTGACACAGGCCAACGTCTTGCAAAGCTGGGTGGCACCGAGCGAGAACACCTACGCCGTGCTCGTGTACGAACCTGAGTACACGTTCCTGGCGCCCTTGTCGTCATACCCGACTGCGACGGCGGAAGGCACGTTGCTTCAGGGGACGCCGAGTGCCGCCGCTGCACGGCAACGACTGACGCTGACGATGGAGCCGACCGACGATCCTGCTCCGCCTGACCCGGAACCGATCGAGTTGCCGAAGCCGGTTCCTCCTTTGCCTCCGCCTGTGTTCGAGACCCCCGACCTCCCGGCGCCGTCACCGGAAGAGGCGGCCCCGTTCCCGAACACCTACGGCACTTGGCCGCTGGAGCCGCGCGGCTTCGGCTACTGACCTTGGCGTGTGCACCACAAGAGGCCCTTCGCCGGCCGCGGTGCCTCCCTTGTGGTGTGCACACCACAAGCCACCTTCTCTTTTCTTCTGCTGCAAGGGAGTTTCTCTATGGCTGTTTCTCAGAACGGCTGGCCCGTGAACCCTCCGCGCTCGTCCCGCACGGTCCCCGGCACGAATGTTCGCATCGTCGTTGCGGACGGCCCGGCGGGCGACGTGCTCATGTACGTACTGTCCCAATTCGACAAGCGCGTTGAGGATCTCGACCAGGGCGCCGACGACTGGGGTTACGCGAACCGCCCGATCCGGGGTGGCACCGCGACCAGCAACCACGCTTCGGCCACAGCCGCCGATGCAAACGCGACGCGGCACCCGCTCGGCAAGCGTGGAACCTTCACCGGGCCGCAGGTCGCCGAGATCCACCGCATTCTGTCCGAAGTGGACAACGTCGTCCGATGGGGCGGCGACTACTCCGGCCGCGCGGACGAAATGCACTTCGAGATCAACGCCCCCCACTCCCGCGTGGCTGCGGTCGCTACCCGACTGAACGGGGGCGGAAACCCCTCCCCTCCTGACTCCGGCTCCGGTGGACGCGCCACCCTCAAGCGCGGTAGCTCCGGGGCCGACGTCGCGCTGGTCCAACGATTCCTTGGTCTCAAGGCGGACGGCATTTTCGGAACTGACACCGAATCGGCCGTCAAGCGCTACCAGTCCCGGCAGGGCATCACCGCTGACGGGATTGTCGGCCCCGCCACGTGGGCGCGAATCACTTCCGGCCTTGGGGGTGCTGTTCCTGGCACTGGTGGGGGCACTCCTACACCTACGCCGCCGGGGGCCACGCTCAAGCGCGGTTCGCAAGGTCCGGCTGTCACCACGCTGCAACGTCGGCTCAACGCCTGGTACCCCGCGTACTCGCATCTCACGGCGGACGGCATCTACGGCGCCGGTACGGAAAGTGTGGTCAAGGAGTTTCAGCGTCGGGCCGGGCTCGTCGCGGACGGCATCGCGGGTCCGCGCACGCTCGCGGCCCTGAAGCTCTGAGAGGCCCTCGGGCGGGCCGGGAAGGTTTCCGGCCCGCCCATGTCCCCCTAAGCCCTCCTACCGCCACTGAAGACGAAGCAAGGGGCAGCCACAGGGAGGGGATAGAGATGACACGCAGGTCTGTCGGCATCGTCGGCCGGATGCGGTCGGGGAAGGACACGGCCGCCGGGGTGCTGGTGCGGCATCACGGGTACACGCGACTTGGCTTCGCCGACCCGCTGAAGGCCATGGCCTACGAAACGAGCCCGCTCGTGCGGGAGGCGGAGCGGCTCGCGGACGTGGTCGACCGGATCGGCTGGGAGTGCGCGAAGGACGCCTACCCGGAGACGCGGCGAGTTCTTCAGCGTCTCGGGGTGAGCGCGCGGGAGGCCCTCGGACCGGACGTGTGGGTCAACGCCCTGACCGACCGCGCCCGCCTGGTGCACGGGCCCGTGGTCGTCCCGGACGTGCGATTCGCCAACGAAGCGGACGAGCTGCGGGCACGCGGCTTCGTCATCCTCCGCGTCCGGCGGCCCGGCCTGACCGGAGCCGACACCCACGTGTCCGAAAGCGAGTCCGACGCCATTCGCGCGGACGTGACCGTGACCAACGACGACACCCCGGACGCGCTCGCCGACCGCGTCCACCAGCTCGTGAAGGAGTACGTACTTTGATTGCCTATGTCCGCCGGTTCCCGGCCCTGGTCCTCACTCTCGTGGGCGCCCTGGTGGGTCTGCTCGTGCACCTGGTGCCCGGCCTGCCGGACGGCGCCCTGCTCGACGTCGCCGCCGCTGCGGTCTCGCTCATCGCGGGCGTGGAGATCCACCGCCGGGTGACCGCCGTCCCGGCCGACCAGCGCGGCGTGCGCGCCCACGATTACGAGTTCGACGACATCGCGCCGGAGCCGGAGACCGCCCCGGCCGACTGAGCCCGTGGCCTGCCTGCCCGCGTCCGGCTTGTGGTGTGCACATCAAGCGCACTCGAGCCGGCCGCGGGGCCTTCTTGTGGTGTGCACGCCAAGCCGGGCGCAGCTGTGCCGTTGTGGTGTGTACCACAAGTAGCTGCGTTACCATGGTAACGCAGCTTAGGTTTGTTGCAGCAGGCCACGACGGAGGGAAGCGGACATGACGAAGACCGGTAGCGAGATCATCAAGACCATTGAGATGGCGTGGCGCGCGATCCAGCGTAAGCACAAGGAGCTACCCGACGTGGTCGTGGTAACGGGCTCCGGCTTCCACGGAAAGAACCCGAAGTGGGCGCACTTCTGGCCTGGTCGCTGGACGCAGGACGAAGAGGGCAAGGAAGGCGCTGCGCCCAACGTCATTCAGCAGATCCTCACGGGTATGCCGGAACTGTTCGTCTCCGGCGAGTTGCTCGGACTGCCCGGCCGCCGGATCATGCAAACCCTTCTGCACGAAGCCGCGCACGGACTCAACGAGGCTCGCAGCGAACACGGGACCAACATCAACGGCCGCCACAACAAGACGTTCGTGAAGGCCGCGAACGAACTGGGCCTTGTCTGGCCCGAAGGCAAGGCGCCGCACAAGTCCATCGGCTTTTCGCAGGTCGAGATCACCGACAAGACCGCCGCGAAGTACGAAAAGGTCATCGAGAAACTCGAAACCGCTCGTCTCGCGTACCTGGCTGAGGGCCGGAGACTGGAGAACGGAGACCCCGGCGCCTTGGGTGGGGAAGGTGGCGACGGCGGGGAAGACGGCGACGGCGGTAGCGGCACACAGAAGCGCGGCAGGGGCTCGCGCGGCGGGAAGCGCGGCGGGAAGCGGATCTACGTCACGTGCATCTGCGCAGAGGCCGACCCGTTCCCGATCACCCCCGGCCGCCTGGAGCGCGCCCCGATCCTCTGCGGCGACTGCATGGAGCCTTTCCGCCCGCGCGACGAAGAGGACGAAGACGACGAATAAGCACGGCTGAGCTGCGTTACCATGGTCACGGGGCGAGTCCGCATGGAGGGCTCGCCCCGTGAAAGGGTGGGAGACATGGGAGCACATCCGGACCTCACGACCCGGCAGGCCGCGCTTGTCCGCACCGGGGCGGACCTGGCGAAGACTGCCGTCCTGCGCAACTCGCTTGACGCCAAGCAGGAGCTAGCCCGCGTGCTGTTCGAGCTGCGGGGGACGTTCCAGGACGAGAAGGGCAGGCCGGATTACGCGGCGAAGTCGCAGGCGTACCGATCCGCCGTGGCCGCGCTCTACGAAGCGTCGGGGCTGTCCCGTGAGGACTCGAAGCGGCTGCAAGGGTCGGTCCGCCATCAAGTCGGAATCGTGCTGCGGCGGGAGCTGAGCACGGAACAGCTCGCCGAATACGACCTGAGCCCGCAGGACCGTAACGCCCCGCGTCGCAAGAGCGCGTCTGGCGCGGATGTCGATCAGGTCACCAGTGCTCCGGCGAGCCTGCCCGATCAGGTAGCGCAACTCCACGCGCTTGCTACCGCCCTTGTCGACTCGCCGGAAGCGTCCACCTTGGACGCGGACACTGCCGAGAAAGTCCGCGCTGTTCTCGCCGACACGGCCGCCGCGTGTAGCCGTCTGCGTACCCGACTGGAACCCGAAGGCCCGTAGCGGGCAGCTCGAAGAATGAGCCCCTTTCCCTTGTGGGACAAGGGGCTTTTTCATGTCCGGAAACTTTCTCGTCGGATCATGTCCCCTCGCGTCCCTCTACCGCCACTGATCGGATTGAGAGAGCGCGACAGAGGGGAAATGAGTGAGCGCAGTAAAAACCATCAAGCGCGGCGGAAGCCGCTTCTACGTGAACCCTGAGACCCGCGAGAAGGTCCCCGGCGTCACGTCCGTACTTTCCATGCTTCCCAAGCCTTTCCTGACCTATTGGGCCGCGAAGGTCACCGCCGAATCGGCCGTGTCGAACATCGGCCCCGTGGTCGGTCTGGCCATGAACGACCCAACCGGCGCGGTCGACTACCTCAAGCGGGCGCACCGCCGGACCACGAACGAAGCGGCTGACATCGGGACAGAAGTCCATGCGCTGTACGAGAAGTTGGCGCGGGGCGATCAGGTCGGGAGGCAGCATCCGGACTTGGAACCCTACGTCCGGTGGATCAACGAGTTTCACGACAAGTACCAACCGTCCTATCGGCACATCGAAGACACGGTGTGGTCGACCACGCACAAGTACGCCGGTTCGTTCGACGCCATCTGTGACATCGACGGCGAAACGGTGATGCTCGACGCGAAGTCGACGCGCTCCGGCGTCCACGAAGAGGTGGCGTTGCAGCTCTCCGCGTACAGCTACGCGGACCACATCGTGACGCAGGACGGCGAGCAGGCGCCCGTTCCGGAGATCCACGCGGGCGCGGTACTGCATCTGCGGCCGGAGGGCTGGAAGCTCGTCCCGGCTCGTGTCGACGCAGAGGTCTTCGGCTACTTCCTGACCCTGCGCAAGGTTTTCGACTGGGTCACGACCGAAGCGTCAACCGTCATCGGCAAACCACTTTATGAGTCCGTCGCTTCGACCGGCTCCGAACGTCGCTCGTCCAGCAAGTAGCAAGAGGGGAAACCGTTTCATGGCAACGCACAAGGTCACGTACGAAACCACCGACAAGCCGGACACGGCCACGCTGCCCAAGGGCGCGAAGGTCGAGACCGTCTCACCCTTCCCGGCCGTCGTCACCGCGCACCGCCGCACGCTGCGGGTCAACCGCGTGGAGGCGAACGACGAGCACGCCGCAACCATCAAGATCACGGCCGATGGCACCGGGGACGCCAAGGGCTTGCCGCTCACCGAAGCGCAGGCCCGCGAGATCGGCGAAACGCTGATCAAGGCCGCCGACATGGCCGCGAGCGAGCGGGCCGCGCGGGAGAAGGCCGAAGAGGCACGCAAGGCGGAGTCCCGCAGGCTCACCGCCCGGCGCAACGCGGCCTACATGGACGCGCTGTACCGCGAGCTTCGGGCGCCGCAGTACGTGAACCCGTTCCGTTTCTGAGCTTCTGCACCACTGCGGACCAGCCGGGTCCGCACACGACAGCGAGGATTCCTTTTGTCGCTGCGTATTTTCGAGACCGATCCGGACGCCAAGCCCAAGACGCGGAACACCTTCGCCGACGACATCGTCGGGCGTTTCCGCTCCGGCATCCTGATCGGTCGCCGCCCGCAGGCGCTGTCAGAGTGGCGTGTGACGACCGATGACCCGGACGTCGCCGACCGCATGGCGGAGCTGTACGGCGGCACTCCGGAAGAGTGGGACACCGACAAGTCCGACAACCTTCAGGTGATGACCGACTCCGCGAGCGTGTCCGTCGTGATCGAGGACGCTTCCGCACTGCGTACCCGGATGGCTCTCTACGGGCAGGCCGGGCCGATCCACATCTGTGACGGGGCGTACTTCATCGAAGGCCACCCCGAAGATGCGGAGATCGGCGAGTCGTGCGGTTGCCCGCGCGAGCTGACCAAGCGCAAGGAGCAGGCCAAGAGCGGCCGGGGTCCGAAGCCGGACATCCGGCTGCGGTTCCGTCTGGCCGACGACCCGGACCTTGGGCTGTTCCTGTTCTCGTCCGGTTCGTGGTCGCTCGTGAACGACCTGCCGGAGCTGGAGCGGACGCTGTCCGCTGCGGACGGCCCGCTCAAGGCGGACCTGAAACTGACCTTCGTCGAGTACGACACGAAGGCCGGTCGCCACGTCGAGTACCACCGCCCGGAGATCACCATCAAGGGCGCCGCGTAGGCGCTCGCACTACCGCCCCCGGAGCTGTCCACCTGGACCGCTCCGGGGGCCTTTTCGTCGTTCACGACCCGCCGCGCCGGGGTGTTGCCAAATTTTGCCAACTTCGCCCGGCGGCTCGCTTGGCGCAGGTCAGACGTGGTCCGCTCGTGGTGCACACGCCACATCCCCGGCCCCGCGGCCGGCGAAGGGGGCTTGTGGTGCACACACCAACTGATCAGGAGGGGAAGACGTTGCACGTTGACGCGCTGCTACAGCGATTGGGTGGCGGGGCCGTGCTCGAAGACCGGGGCGGGGTCCTGGTGACCTGTCCCGCGCACGGAGACGGACGACCGAGCTTGTTCGTCTCGCTCAAGGCTGACGGGCGGGCGCTGATTCACTGCCGCGCCGGATGCTCGACCGACGCTGTCCTGACGGCCGCCGGGCTGCGGACGGCCGACCTGTTCGGGGTGAGCGGTGAGCCGACGCTCTCCGACGCTCCGCCCGTGGAGCTGGACCCCGGCGCCGTCGCCGCGCTCATGCAGTATGTGACCGCCGCAGCCGCCCGCCTTCCCGGCTCTCAGAGCGCCGTGTACGCGTTTGAGCGGTTCGGGGTCACCGAGGACATGGGCCGGGAGCTTCAGCTTGGCCACGACGACGGGACCGTGACGACGCGGGGCCGGGACTTCCGCACGCAGGCGTACACCGCTCACCCGCGCTTGGTCGTGCCCATGCTCGATTGGCACGGCACCCCGCGCGGGCTTCAGGGCCGCGACATTGCGGGGAAGTGTCCGGCCCGCTGGGTGAACCTCGCGAGCCCGGCCGAAGGCATGAGGTGGTCCGCAACCGGGGTGTTCCGCACCTCCGGGAGCTTCGACACGGTCCTAGTGACCGAGGGACCAGGCGACGCCCTCACGGCCGTGTCCGCCGGGTACACCGCCGTGGCCGTCCGGGGCTCCGGGGTCGCGCGCTCCGAACGCACGGCGCGGGAGCTGGTCGACGGGGCGCCGGACGGGGCCTTGTTCGTGCTCGCCGGGGACAACGACCGCAGCGGCCGGGAGTTCAACGACGCGTTGGGCGCGCAGCTCGCCGCGCTCGACGTTCAGGTGTGCGTCCTCGCCATCCCTGCCGGGATCAAGGATCTTGCCGCGTGGCGTGCCGCCGGACCGGGCGAGTTCGCCGCAGCGCTGCACACCGCCGTGTCCGACGCACCCGCGTGGGCGGCTGTGGACCCGACACCGACGACACCGACCAGGCCGCGAAGGGAGCGAGTGCCGATGGAGGGAACCGACATCGCGAACGCCCGCAGGGCGCTGGACATCGTCGGCAAGGACACGGCCTATGTGGACGGAGTCGGCTTCCTGACGTGGACGGGCAAAGTGTGGTCAGTCATGAGCGCCACGCGGGAACGAGCGATCGGGCACCGGGTGGCCGACGCGATGACGGCGGAGCTTGCCGAGATCCGCGAGCGGTTCGGCGACGAGTCCAACGCTTACAAGTCCGCGCTGAAGACCACGCGCCGGATGCACATGGATTCCGGCATCCGGGCCGCGCTGGAGCACCTGCGCACGATCACCGGTCACGAAGTCGAAGACTTCGACGCACACCCGCACTTGCTCACCTTCGCCAACGGGACCGTAGACCTCCGCACTGGGAGGCTACGGGCGCACGCACGGGACGACCGACTGACCAAGCTCATCCGGCAGGACTTCGACCCGGACGCACAGTGTCCACGATGGACACAGTTCCTCGCGGAGATCTTCCCGGACGACGCCGAGTTGCCCGCGTATATGCGTCGGCTCATCGGGTACGGCATCACCGGCGAGACACGAGAGCACGCCTTCGCATTGCTTTACGGGCACGGCTCTAACGGCAAGTCGGTGTTCGTCAACACCTTGGCGGACGTGCTGCGCGGGATCACGGGGCATGTCTCGCAAGCGGCCGTGGCCTACCAACGAAGCTACGATCCAGGCGCCGCGAACCCGGCTCTTGCCGCGCTACGCGGTGTCCGCCTGGCGGTGCTCTCGGAGCTGTCCGAGGGGCTGCGTCTGAACGAAGCACTGTTGAAACAGCTCACCGCCGGAGACCCCGTTACGGCACGCGAGCTGTACAAGGGGATCTTCACCTTTCAGCCCACCGCGCTCATGCTCATGGCCACGAACTACCGGCCCGATGTGCGTGGGCAGGATGACGGGTTTTGGCGCAGGACAAGGCTCATCCCGTTCACGCGCTCGTTCAGCGACGCGGACAAGGACCCGGCCCTGTCGCGGACCTTGCTCGCCGAAGCGCCGGGCATCCTCGCGTGGGCAGTGCAGGGGGCGGCCGAGTGGTACGCCGGGGGCCTCCGTGAACCCGCGTCCGTGCGCGCAGCCGTCGCCGAGTACCGGCAACAGTCCGACCTATTGGACGGGTTCCTGCCGGGCGTGCTCGTGCGTGACCCGCAGGGAACCATCCTGCAAAAGCAGGCGTGGGACATGTTCCAGAACTGGCGGGACGAAGAGCAGGTGATGCAGGTTCTTCGTTGGGGTCCAAGGGAATTCGCGCGCAACCTGGAATCGCGCAAGGTGAAGAGCGTGCGCGCGAACGCGGGTAAGAAGCTGGTCGGAGTACGGGCCGCACGCCCGGACGAGATCCACGCGGGATAGCCCGCAACCACTAAGCAGACAGGCCGGGCCGCAGGGTTCTCCTTGTGGCCTGGTCAGTTCTGCGCGCTTTCAGCAAGGGGGGCTATGCGCGTACAGCGCTACCGGGTCGCCGGGGAACAGGTCATCGTCCGCAACGTCGAGACGTCCGAGGATGTTTGCGCGTTCCTGGATTGGTGCCGTAGCAACGAAAACCGTCCCATTGCGTTCGACACGGAGACAACCGGGCTTGACATCTTCGCGCCCGGATTCCGGGTTCGCCTGGTCCAGTTCGGCACCGAACGCGAAGCGTGGGTGATCCCGGTCGACCCTCTCGCCGGCCTGGTGTGTGCACCACAAGCCGCCGTCCGCGAAGCGCTCGAAACGTTGCCGTACTTGTTGGCGCACAACGCTAAGTTCGATGCGCTCGCCGTGTGGGCTCATCTCGGCGTGGAACTGACGAGCTTGTGGCGCCGGATCACGGACACGCGGATTCTCGCGCATCTGCTCGACCCGCGCGGCCCGCAGGACCCCGGCGGCATCGGGCAAGGGCTCAAACCCTTGTCGGCACGGCACATCGACCCGGACGCGCCGGACACGCAAGCCGGGCTGTACTCGGAGTTCCGGAAGATCGGGCACAACAAGGAAACCGGTTGGGCCGCAATCGACCTCCGCAATCCCTTGTATACCTTGTACGCCGGGCTGGACGTCATCCTGACGGCCCGCCTGTTCCGCGTGCTGGGTCCGCTCGCGCAGGCCGCCGGGTATGAGCGGCTCTCGGAGTTCGAGCACGCGGTAGCGCTGGTGTGCGCGCGGATGGAAGCAAAGGGCTTCCTGTTGGACGTCGAGTACACCGAAACCCTTGCCGCGCGGCTGCTCGCCGAAGCCGACGAGTGGAGCGGGGTTGCCCGCAGGTTCGGTGTGTCGTCGGTCAACGCTCCGGCGCAGATCTCCGCCGCGCTCGAAGGCATGGGCGAAACCCTCACGGAGACAACGGAATCCGGGGCGCTGAAGGTCGACAAGGAAGTCTTGTTGCCCTTTGCCGACCTTGACCGCAAGTGGCAACGCATCGGCGTGCGGGAACCGAATCCCCTTGCGGACGCTGTGCTGCGGGCGAAGCGCGCGTCAAAGTGGGCGACGTCCTACGCGGACGCCATGCTGTCCCGCCGCGACGGGCAGGACCGGATTCACCCGGACATCGCGAGCCTTCAGGCCCGCACAGCGCGGATGTCGATCTCCCGGCCGCCGCTTCAGCAACTCCCGTCCGGCGACTGGGTGATCCGCCGCGCCATGCAGGCCGAACCCGGCTGCGTTGTCGGCACGGTCGACTATCAGGCGGTCGAGCTGCGCGTACTCGCCGCACTCTCCGGGGACGTCCAGATGACCGCCGCAATCCACGCCGGAAAGGACTTGCACGGCTTCACGGCGGAGCTGATCTACGGCCCCGGCTTCACCGAGTACCACCGCAAGGTGTGCAAGGGCATCGGGTTCGGCAAGGTCTACGGCGGAGGCCCGGACACCCTCGCCCGGCAGACCGGGGCACCGCTGGACCAGGTCAAGGCCGCCATCCGCGCCTATGACCGCGCCTATGCCGGGGTCCGGCGGTACTCGAAGCGGCTTCAGAACCGGGCCGAGTGGGGCGCCAAGGAGGTCATCACCCCGTCCGGGCGCCGTCTCCCGCTTGACCGGCGACGGCTCTACGCGGCCACGAACTACATGGTTCAGAGCACCTCGCGCGACATTCTCGCCGAAGCGTTGTTACGGCTCGATGAGCGCGGCCTGACCGATTATCTCCGGCTTCCGGTGCATGACGAAGTGGTCTTCGTTGCACCCGCCGAAGACGCGAAAGAAATCGGGCTCGAAATTCAATCGACAATGGCGGTACCCGATTTCTTCGGCGTGCCGCTCTCAACAGATCTGGACATCGGCGGACGCACCTGGGGATCGCTCTACGGGGCCGCCGCCTGAGCAAGGAGGGGGAAGCCATGGCGCGGTGTCGCTGCGGAGCAACCGAGGGGGTCCGGGTCTACCCGATGTGGCCGCGCAAGCTCTTCCTGTGCCGCTCGTGCGCGGGAGAGCACTTCAAGACCAGACGGCGACAGGAGACGGCGCGGCTGCTCGCGCAGTACGGCGACATGGACCAGGCGGCCCGCCGGGCGGAGGCTCATCACGTCGCCCTGCGGGCCGACACGGAGCGGCCCGACCTTGGTGTGTGCACCACGAGAGCACCGCTCGCCGGCCGCGGGGCCGGATTGGCGTGCACACCACAAGTCGCCGACGACGTCCGGGCCTGCCTGGACGCACTCGCTGCACAGGCCGCGAGGTACTTCCGCGACTTCGCCGACCAGGCATACCGGGTCTTCCCGTCCTACCGGGATCGGCAGAGAGCACGCGGTCACGCCCTACGGGCCGACCAGCGGGCCGTGTACGCCCTCGCGTATGACGTGCCATGGCTGCGCAGGCTCTACCGCGACCGGTGCGCCTACTGCGGCGGGAAGGCTGAGCACCTGGACCACGTGTGGCCGCTCGTGCTGGCCGGGGATGACGCGCCGTGGAACCTCGCTCCGGCCTGCTCGCCGTGCAACCTGTCCAAGGGTGGGCGGACGTTGGGCGAGTGGTTGCCCGGCAGGCTCGCCGACCTGACCGACGACCAGCGGACGGCCGTCCGGGGCCTGTGGCGCACCTGGACGGCCGCGTGACGGACGTGAAGGTGTGCGCCCGCTGCGGGACGCTCAAGGCCCTGTCCGAGTACTACCGCCGCGCGTCGAGCCGGGACGGCCGCCGGGGAGTCTGCGCGACGTGCACCCGCCGGGCCGCCGCCATCCGCCACCAGGCCACCCGCGACGCGGCACGCAACCGCCGCTACATCGCCCGGTACGGGATCACGGCCGCCGACGTGGACGAGCTGCGGGCCGAACAGCGCTACCGGTGCGCGCTCTGCGGCCGACACGAAGACCGCCTACCGCTTGGGCTCATGGTCGACCACGACCACCTATCCGGGACCGTGCGCGCCTTGCTCTGCCATTCGTGCAACGCCGGAATCGGACATTTCCGGGAGTCGCCGGAGATCCTGCGCGCGGCCGTCGTGTATCTGGCTCGCGCCGACGAATTGCTTGCCATTGCCGACACCGAGAGGGAATCGAATTGAGCTTGAGAACCGACACCTTCGTCTCTATCGCGCGAAGGCTGCGGACTGCCGCCGACGCGTTCGAGGCCGTGGCCGGAGTCGCCGACTCCGCAACCGCGATGTCTCCGAGGGCCGTGCCCGCTCGCCCTGTCGACGGGGTGAGCCGTCCCGTGGAGGACGTCATCCTCGCTCGGGAAGACGCCGGACTGTACGGGGCGCTGGACGCTACTCGGCGTCACATCGTGCAGGCCGTTCTGCACACCGAAGCCGCCACCGCGAGGACCCGCGACGCTGCCCGTTCGCTGGAGATCAGGCAGGCCGCTTCTTGATCGAAATCACTCGAACAGCCTAACGGCCGAGAGTATTCGATGGTGACACTGCTCACATTCAAGTGATCTGTTCGCTACCACATGGACGAACGCGAGAGTTACCGCCGGGGCCGCACCTGATTCACATCGAACACACGTTCGAGTTGATCCGCAGGCCGAGCAGGTGTTTCAAGTTTCAACTGTCCTTACCGGACAGTAGGAAAGAGGCGCTGACCTGCGCGTTACATGTTTTGCCGAACTTTTTTCACGAAGGCGTGCCCCGTCGCTTGGCGCTAGCTTGGCTGAGCAATGCAGCGGTCGGGGACACGAATGCGAGGTAGGGGGAGGACGAGGAGTTTGGTTCAGGGCACAACCCGGCAGAGAGCGCTTGCTGACACTCTGCGTGACCGGATGGACGCGCAGAAGCCGATCCAAGCGCAGGGTGCGGCACTGCCGGGGCACATTGCGCGACTCGCCTTGAGCGGGCTCGCGGGGGAAGCACACGAGGACGCCAGGGAAACGCCGGATCTCGTCGCGGACATCGCACAGGGCGACCGCGCGGCGGAGCTGCCGCTGTACGTGCGGGTGGCGACAGACCTGGAACGGACAGCCGCACGCGTCGCGGGGGACGCTGCACTGAGCCGGGAGGACCTCCACCAGGAAGGCGCACTTCGGCTCATCGAAGACGTGCGCGCCGGACTGGTGAGCGAGCGATTCGGCGGAGCTATCGGCCCTTACATCGGTCGGTCCCTCCGTCGCCACCTGGTCGACCTGGTCGACTCGCAGCGACCCGGCCGCCCGCCGATTCCGGGACGGGAACGGCGCCGCCTCCGGGAAGCGCTCAACGCCACCGTGAACGATGACGGGACATACAGCACGCTTGCGGCCGTCCAATACGCCCGCAACCACTTCGGGTGGAGCCTCGCTCATTTCTGGGCGGTACATGGCAGTGCATTCGGTGCGCCCGTGCAGTGGAACGACGCGAGCAACTCCGGCGGGCTCTCCTTCGCGGAAACCACCGCCGACCCTGCCGCAGCCGAAGCGCTCACCCGTGTTGAAGACCGCGACGACGTTCACCGCACCATTGAGCACGCCGAATTGACCATGCGCGAGCATGACGTCATTGAAGCGATTTTCGGGTTTCGCGGACTGGCCGCCACGACCGAAGAGACCGCCGAGCTTCTCGGCATGTCCTCCCGTCATGTGAAACGCCTGCGCGCTTCCGCGCTCGCCAAGCTGACCCGCGCTGCCGACGCCATCGGAGTCACACGTGAACACGGCGCCGACACCGACGAACCGGCGCCCGAAATCGTCAAGCCCCGTTCGCCCGAAGACGCGCGTTGCGCCGCTTAATTCCGGGCCATACGTACTCTTAAGGAACTGCTAATGCACGTCTATCGTTGTGTTACCGACGAAGAGGACTTCATCGGGATTGCCACCCTTGGCTCTTCGATCCTGATCACCGTCTCCGAAGCCGAATCCACGGACGGACTCGCCGACGCGGCAGAGCTGGAGATCACCAGCGACGACGCCCGCGCGGTTGCCGACAAGATCCGTGAGCTTCTCGCCGAACAGGGCAAGGCGGGCGAAGTCTCCGGCGTCTTCCTGGGCCGGACGACCGACGACCCCGGAATCCTTCTCTGCGTCGGTGTCGACGGCGGCACCGGCCGCAGCGTCATACTCTCCCGGACGGACGCGGCCGACGCCGCCGACAAACTCACCCTGACCGCGTCGGAAGCCGACGACCGCAGGCAGGACGCCAGCCCGGCCGCGACGGCGGAGACGTTCGCCGACCTGACCCGGCGGGCCGCCGCCCTGAAGATCACGGCCACCCTGTTCGAGGCCGGAGACGTGGACCTGTTCGAGGCTGCGGAGTGGGTCGCGGCCGAACCCGCAGCAGAGGCAGCATGAGAGCTGAGGCCGTGACCTTGCATCGGGTCTCGCCCTGCGAGCACGGGAAGACGCACCACATTCGGGAGTTGGTCGCAGGCTCCGAGTTCAGCGTTCGCGAGTGCCGCACGAAGAACGGCTTCCCGCGTACGCACCTGGTCACGGCGGACAAGTACCCGGACACCGTCCAGCGCTAGTGGCGTGCACACCACAAGACCCCCTTCGCCGGCCGCGGTGCGGTTTGTGGCGTGTGCACCACAACTGTTTTTAGTCGTTTGAAATGTGCACCACAATGCGCCGGGCAGTGATGAACCTATTGCGGGGTATTGCAAAACTCCGGCGCGCTGCGAGTTACGATGAGCGCGTTAGATGGGGAGCTGAAAGTAAGGAACAACCATGGCTGAGAAGATCACTGCAACATTGGTGTGCGACATCGACGGCACGCCGGATGCTGAACAAGTCCCGTTCGCACTTGACGGAGTCGATTACGAAATCGACCTTTCAAACGAACGCGCGTCCGACCTGCGGGGGTACCTGAGCACCTACGTCGCGAAGGCCCGGCGTGTCGGGGGGCGCAAGATCCGCAAGGACGCACGTCCCGCCCTGAGCGCCACGCAGCCGGACCGCCCCGCCTACGTGCGGAAGCCCTCCAACCCGGAGAACCCGAAGATCCGGGCGTGGGCCGCAGAGAACGGCTACAACCTGGGCACACGGGGAGCGATCCCGACGACTGTGCAATTCGAGTACGAGCAGGCCAAGCAGAAGGCCGCCGAGAAGACGCCTGCGCGGAAGACGGCCCGCAAGAAGGCTGCCGCAAAGTAG